GGGCCGGAGCAGGTCTGATGGCCAAGCGGCGCCCGAGGGTGACGCGCAATGTCCGCGGGGACGGGTTCCAGAATCCGACCACGCACCGCAGTTCCCAGATCCACCGTCCCGGCCCCGACGGGAAAGCCGCGTGCGGCTGGTACCTACGGGGGGTCGTGTACGCCGAACTCAGCCCCAACTGCCGCAAGTGTGACGAGGAGAACGTGCGATGAGAGTGAAAGCCGCAGGACGATCGCTGACCGTGGGAGAGCTCCGGGAGGCGCTGGCCGGACTGGCCGACAACGACTGGGTGAGCCTGGAGACCGACATCGGCACAGTGCTCTGGGCCGAAGCGGGGGCCGGCACCCTGGAAATCGGGACCGACGTCGAGAGTCAGGACGACGAGCTGGAGGCCCTCTGGGAGTTCGTCGCCGACGCTGGGACCGGTACGCCGACCAAGCGGGAGCTGGTCAGGGACGCCCGTGCCCTGGAAAAGAGCTACGGTCGGGCCTAACCCCCTCCTTCTGTCGACGCACCCGGATTCCCGTAATACTCAGGGGTCCGGGTGCGTTTTTCATGGGCCCACTCAGACCGGACGCGGCGCAGGTCAGAGGTACGGTGGGACTCGTGGAGCCTCCGATCCTTCCCTGCCCCGAGTGTCGCGCCGACGGCGTCGAGGGAACCGCGCGGATCGGCTCCCGGCGTAATACTTGTCCGATTTGTAACAGTTTCGCGCAAGCCGTGTACAAGCGGGCCCGGGCTGCACTGGCCGACCGGTACCCCGACGAGTACGCCCAGTTGAGGATCGAGGCCGAGGTGAGCCTGTACCCGGGCGTCGTCGAGACCTTCCTGCGCAACCACCCGGAGGTGGCGTGAGCGAGGACACCGTGCACTCGATCACCTCCCTGGTGGCGATGGCCGAGCGGGCCGGGCGCAAGGCGTCGGCCGCCGACCGGGAGGTCACCCGGAAGCGGAGGGTTGCCGAGCGCCGTGGGGACCGGGAGGCCGTTGTCCAGGAGCGGCGCGTCGTCGTGGCCCGGACGGCGACCGCGGCCGAGGAGCTGCGGGCGATCGAGAACGAGCGCCTGGACGTGGCCGAGGCGGCGATCTGGGAAGCGGTGAAGGAAGGCGACCTGAAGGCGATCGCCATGTTTCTGCGGATCAGTGCCCGCCGGTCCCGGATGAACGGGATGGACGCCCCGGTCCGGGTCGACATGTCGATCGGCATCCGAGCTGAGATGGAGGCCAAACTCGCCGAGCTGCGCGACGTGGTTCTCGGCGAGGTGATCGGTGACACTTCCCCGTGACCCGGCCGGCGTCGCGGCGATGCTGGAGCAATTGCAGGAGCTGGCCGCCCGGGCCACGTCCGACCGGGAGATCCGCGAGGCCACGGCCCGGATCGAATCCCTGATCCGGGAGTACCGCACCCGGCACCGGATCGGCGTCCCGGAGACCCTGATCGAGCAGGCGGTCGAGCTCGACCCCAGCTACCGGGTCCGCCCGCACCTGCAGTATCTCTCCGACCGGCTCGCTGTCGCCGTCCGGGACGTCGAGTCCGGGACGTCCCGCAAGATCGTCGTCTCGATGCCCCCCCGGATGGGCAAGTCGACACTGCTCTCCCTGTTCGGCCCGGTGTGGCTTCTTCGGCGCAACCCCGACTGGTCGATTGTCACGGCGTCCTACGACGGCGGCCTGTCCGGGTCCTGGGCGAAGGTGGCCCGCAAGATCATCGAGGACAACCCCTGGCTGGGGGTCGACCTGGAGCCGGACGGCGGGGCCGGCGGGTACTGGGACACGACGGCCGGCGGCGGGCTCTACTCCACGTCGGTCCGGGGCGGCCTGACCGGCCGCGGCGCGAAGGTCCTCGTCATCGACGACCCGACCTCCAACTTCGTCGAGGCGCACAGTGAGAAGGTCCAGACGGCCCAGTGGAACTGGTGGCTGTCCGTGGCTCAGCTTCGGCTGGAACCGCCCTCGCTGACTCTCGTCGTGATGACCCGCTGGACCGAGAAGGATCTGGTCGGCCGGTTGCTCTCCGACGAGTACGAGGGCGACCCCGAGGACTGGAAGGTGATCAGCCTCCCGGGGATCGCCGAGACGGACGACGTCCTCGGCCGGGACGAGGGCGAGCCGCTCTACTCCCCCCTGCTGGAGGAGACCCGGGCCCAGGCTCTGGATCGGTGGGCCGACATTCGCCGGTCGATCGGTTCTTACGTCTTCGCGGGGATGGTCCAGCAGCGCCCGGCCCCGGCGAAAGGCGCGATCTTCGATACCGGGTGGTGGAGGTTCTGGACGATGGACGAGCGCCGGGCCACCGCGGACGGACGCGTCGTCCACCTCGACCCGTCCTCGCTCACCGGGGGCTCCTGGCTGGACTCCTGGGACTGCAACTTCGACGCCACGGACGCGAGCGTCGGCTCGTGGGTGGTCGGACAGCGGTGGGTGCGTAACGGGGCGAACCGGTACCTGGTGGCCCAGCAACGGGGCCGGTGGACCTTCACCCAGACCATTGCCCGGATGGAGCAGTGGGCCGAGGGCTCGGACCCGGTGCGCTCGCCGAGCGGCAGCCTCGTCCACCAGCGGCTGATCGAGAAGAAGGCCAACGGCGCGGCCATCATCGACGTGCTGAAGGAGAAGATCTCCGGGCTCAAGCCGATCAACCCGACGGCCTCGAAGGAGGCCCGGGCCCGGGCGGTCACCCCGGAGATCGAGTCCGGCAACGTCTACCTTCCCCACCCCTCGGACCCGGGTAACGAGTGGGTGTCGGAGTTCCTCTCGGAGCTGCGTGACTTCCCCAACGGCTCGGCCGACGACCAGATGGACGCCGCGACCCAGGCCCTCTCGGGGTTGCGCGTCGTCGGCTCCGGCGGCGTCACTGTCCCGGGGGCCGTGGTCCGGACGATCCCGCGCGACCTGGTCCGGGCGGCGGCCTCGGACCGCAATCGGTACCACCGGTGAATAGGGCAACTCTTGTGCTACAGTTGTCTTACACACACCGGGGAGAAGAGCATGATGAGATCGGTAGAGACGCACCTTCTTACTGAGTCCCTGACGCTACAGATGTGGCGTCACCGGGTACCCGGCTTCTGGTCGTTCGTTGTCTGGCGTGACCTACCGCCGGGGGGCGATGTGGATTCGGAGTCCGTAGCCGCGGGGTGGGCAGTCGGCCGCACCGATGCGGTGCGGGTCGGCTCTGAATGTGCAAATGGGTTCCCCGAGTCGCCCATCGTCTGGCACAACCTGCGCATTGGCCTTCAGATCTGCGTGGATCGTGGCGGCCATGTCTGGTGGACCCCGAGACTGGCGTGTGTTGACGGAGCCCTCAGCCTGGGCTGGCTCTCTACCTGTCTTGGCGTTCGCCGTCGGTGAATAGGGCAACTCTCGTGCTACAGTTGTCTTACACACACCGAGGAGAAACCGATGATCTGGAACCTGTTCCGCCTGACCCGCCTCGTGCTCCGTCAGGCCACCACCCCCCGCTCCGACATCCCCGGGCTGGGCCCGTGCGGCGTGGGTCTCTAGCACCATGATCCTGATCAAGGCACTGGTGCTGCTCTACGCCGCCCTGTCTGCGGCCTGGCTACTAAGAAGCGCGTTGGAGTGGGCCTTCTACAAAGACCGAGCGGGAAGATCCCTCACGGCCGCGTCGGGGCTTCTGTTCGTCTTCTGGGGCTCGGTCCTGGCGATCCTGGTCAGCCGATGACCCGGGGAGCATTGCTGGTGGTCCTCTGGGTCTACCAGCAATGCCTCTCCCGCTACACCTCCACCTGCCCGGCTCCGGAGTCCTGCTCGGACTACGCAATCCGGGTCGTCCGAGCCCACGGTGCCCGGCGAGGGCTGGAGCTCACCATCACCCGGATCGAGAACTGCCGATGACTACTGAAAAGGACGACATGATCCGCATCCGTTCCGCCGCTCACCGCAAGCCCGGCATCGCCACCTGGCGCTCGCGCCGGACCGCCTTCGCCGTGCTCCTGCTCGCGGTCACCCTCTCCGGGTGCGCCGCCTCCACCTCGGCCGACCAGCCGACCGCGAGCGCCACCTCGGCCTCGGAGGCGAAGCCGAAGGCCGAACTCTCGGCCGGCCGGAAGAACGCGATCCGCTCGGCCCGGTCGTACCTCGACCTGTCGGGCTTCTCCCGGGCCGGGCTGATCAACCAGCTGACCTCGAAGGCCGGAGAGGGCTTCTCCCGGGCCGACGCCACGTACGCCGCCGACCACGTCGGGGCTGACTGGAACGCCGAAGCCGTCGAGTCGGCGAAGGCATACCTCGACCTCTCCGGCTTCTCCCGGGCCGGGCTGATCCAGCAGCTGACCTCGAAGGCCGGGGACCGGTACACGAAGGCCCAGGCCGAGCACGCCGCCGACGAGGTCGGGCTGTGACCTCCCGTTACCAGGTGGCCCTCCGGGACCGGGTGATCGTGAACCTGGTCGCTCCGGGGATGTCGAACCGGGAGATCGCCGAGGCGATCGGCGTCAGCTACCAGACGATCCGGCTCCGGCTGACCACGATCTACGCGCGCAACGAGATCAGCGAGGGGCGGGGCGGGAAGAACCGGCGCGAGCTGGCCCGGCGTCACCGGCTCGGGCTGATCGGCCAGATGTGACTTGTAGCACGCAACCTCCCCCGGTTGCGTGCTACAGTCGTATTACAGAGTGAATCGACATCGAGGAGACTACGTGTCCGAGTACCAGATCGAAGCGTTACCCGTCGAAGCTCAGCAACGAGTCCTGGCCCTGCGAGAGGCCCGAAGCCTCTTGACCCGTCGTCAGTCCGCCCCGTCGGGGAGTCCGTTCGGCCTGACCCGGGAAGTCGAAGACGAGATCAGCCCGGTCGACCTGGTGATGGTGGCCAGTTACATCGTCACCGGCAACGACCCGTGGGAGTCGGTCCCGGCCCGCGAGCAGGTGGAGATCGAGGCCCAGGCCGAGGCGCTCCTGGCTCCGGTCGACGACGAGGACGAGGGTGACCCCGAGCCCAGCCCGACGGAGGCCCGCATCGGGGACTACGTCGACCGGGTCTCGGTGCAGTCTCCCTGGACCGGCACCGAGATCCACGCGTCCCTGGAGCGCGAGCGCCACGAGGCCGCGCTGGAGGGGTACGAAGCAATTGCCCGGCAGAGCACCGTGGTCACGTCCCAGGTCAACGGCCAGTGGTCGCCCGGCGGCCTGGAGCCGACCGAGACGATCCCCGCGGTGCCGGCCGATCCGACCTTCGACGAGGTGCTCGGGGCGCCCGACCAGGCGGATCGCCGGGCCTGGTCATGATGGGCCGCACGGCCCCGTCGTTCCCGGTCTACGACCGGTGGATCGACGCGGTCGACGCTCTTGTCCGGGTGGGCCTGCAGGTGCAGACCTCGAAGGATCACGGGGTGTACGTCGTCCAGACCCCCGACGGGACGATGGTCGGAGGGATCGTCGCCGAGATTGACCGGTGGCAGGTCATCTGGATCTGAGCACGGCTGGGTGTGGGGCCTCGGCCCGACGTTCCGGGGTTCGACTCCCCGGCACCCGCTCACCGAGTAGAGGAGAGAACGTTGACGGACATCACGGTCGCCCAGGCGGCCATCATCGAGGACCACGTCTGGGCGCTGATGGAGGCGCTTGGCGTGAGGGACTCGCTCAGGATCAACCAGCGGATCACCGAGGCGATCGTCACGGTCCTCGACCGCCAGCGGGATGCCCTGCCGGTGGCGCAGGACGAGGAGGACTACCTGATCAAGAGCGGGGGCACGGTCTCCGATGCCCTTGCCACTCTTCCGGAGTCGGACACCCGAGTGCGTGACTACTCGATCAAGTGTGACGGACCCTGTCTGACTCGTATGTTCCGCGAGGTCAACGGGCCGAACTACCGCAAGTGCGTTACCTGTGGGCATCGCTTCAGGCAAGAGCAGGTGACCGCGTGATCCCCGTCCGGGACGTGGCCCTGGTTACCGGGCTCACGATGCGGCTGACCCGGCTCGTGGTCAGCGACGACCTCGGCCAGCTCTGGCTGAAGGATCCGGTTGATCGGTGGCTGTCCGCTCAGGAGACCTCGGGCCGGGCGCACCCGTTGCGCCGCTACTCCGAGGGATTTGACTGCCCGCACTGCGTCTCGTTCCACGCCGCCTACCTCAGCCTGGGCAGCTACCTGCTGGCCCGCCGGCTCCACCTGCTGCCGGTGTGGCGGTTCGCCGCCGGGACGATGAGCCTCTCGGCCGTCGTCGGTCACGTCAGCGCAAGGATCGACTGATGAGTGCGGAAGCCTGGGCGAATCTGGCCACGGTTCTCGGGGCACTCGCATGGGTGCTGCCGGAGACCCGGTGGAGGGCGGTCTGGATGCCGCCCGGCACCAAGTGGCAGTTCGCCCTCCTGGCGGTGCTGTCCGCGTACGGGGCCGTGACCGCGCTGAGCCAGGGGTGGCTCCCGGCCGCCGCTGGTCAGGCGACGCTCACCGTCTGGGCTGTTGCCCAGTGGTGGAAGAAGCGTCCCCCTCGTCAGCGGAAGCCGTCGAAGGTCGCCGGACGGGTTCGGGCGTCACTCGACCGGGCCGGGCTCGAAGTGGTCCCAGCTGGATGAGCCGCCGAGGAAGCCGCAAGAGCAGTGAGGCGATCAGGAACTTACAGGGCGGGATCTACCAGAACCCGACAGGCGCTCGACGCGGGTCACTGGTTCACCGGCCGACCGCCGATGGTCGCCCTCTGTGTGGTTGGCCAGGGAGCGGAATCGTCTACACGCACGCCCCGGTGACCTGTGACCGATGTCAGGACGCACCACAGGCCGCCATGTACTCGACCGCCTCCGTCGACTGATCAAGTGCGTACGCTGAGCCCCATACCGAGGAGTTGAGCGATGACCCTTCCCAACCGCCCCCTGAGCACCCTGCTGGCGAGCGCCCAGCGGATCACGTCCCGGACCGTCCAGCGGGGATGGGGGCGGTCGCGGGAGTGGCAGTCCGACGCCTGGGACATGTTCGACCTCGTCGGTGAGCACCGGTTCCTCGCCACCACGCTGGCCGGTCGCATGTCCCAGGCGCGCCTGTTCGTCGGCCAGGTCTCCGACGACGCGACCGAGGAACCGGTGCCGGTCGAGGACCCCCGCCTCACCGACGTGCTCAACTCGATCGGCTCGTCGGCCGCGGCCCGGTCCCAGTTGATCGCCCGGCTCGGCGTGAACCTGTTCGTCGCCGGGGACGGCTGGCTCGCCGGCATCCCGAAGCACCTGCTCCCCAATCACCTCCTCGTCGGGGCCCTCGACGATCCCCTCGTCGACCCGGACATCTTCGGTTTCCCCGAGCCCGGCACGCTGGACGTCGCCGACCTGGACTGGCGGATGCTCAGCGTGAGCGAGGTCTCCAGTAACCGCGGCGGCGGAGAGATCGTGCTCCGGCTCGGCGAGGGGGCCGAGGACTTCGTCACCGTCAGCCCCGACGACGTCGTGCTGATCCGGGTGTGGCGTCCGCACCCGCGCAAGTGGTGGGAGGCCGACAGCCCCACCCGCTCCAGCCTCCCCGTGCTGCGTGAGCTGGTCGGCCTGACCATGCACGTCTCGGCCCAGGTCGACTCCCGCCTGGCCGGCGCCGGGATGCTCGTCGTTCCCCAGTCGGCCCAGGTCGCCCTCCGGCAGGCGGCCGGGTACGAGGGCGACCTGATCGGGGCGCCGGATCTCCTGACTGAGGCGCTGATGGAGGCGATGATCACACCGATTGCCGACCGGTCCAGCGCGAGCGCCATCGTCCCCCTGATCCTTACCGTCCCGGACGAAGCCGTCGACAAGATCAAGTTCATCGACTTCGCCAAGCCTCTCGACCTGGAGCTGCGGGAGCTGCGCGCCGAGACGATCCGCCGGTTGGCCCTCGGCCTCGACGCGCCGCCGGAGCTCCTGCTCGGCACCGGGGCCATCAGTCACTGGGGGGCGTGGCTGGTCCTGGAGGACGTGGTCTCCACCCACCTGGAGCCCCCGCTCGCGCTGATCTGTGACGCCCTGACGACGCAATACCTCTGGCCGGTGCTGGTCCAGCAGGGGATGGCGATCGACGAGGCCCGCCAGTACGTCGTCTGGTACGACGTCTCCGATCTCGTGGTCCGGCCCACTCGGAGCCAGGATGCGAAGGACGCGAAGGCGGCCGGGGCGATCAGCGACAAGGCGTACCGGACCGCGCTCGGCTTCGACGACTCCGACGCCCCGGTGCAGACCGACACCCTTCCCGAGGTCACCCTGGCGCTGGACATGGTCCGCACGGCCCCGTCCCTGGCCCAGGCCCCCGGAATCCCGCAACTGGTCGCCCAGATCCGCGCGGTTCTCAACGGCGAGGTGCCCGCGGTCACGGCCACCCCGGCGGCGAGCGCTCCGGCGGCGAGCGCTCCGGCCGTTTCCCGTGAAACATCGGACGGCGGCGGTCCGGAGTCACCGGCCAACCCCTCGACCCAGGTTCCCGCCCAGGGGCCGCAACCTCCGGCGCTCGCTGCCTCAGGACACTCTCACCCGGCTGCTCACGATCCGATCTATTGGACGGCCGAGCATGATCCGAGTAACCAGATCTACCCTGGATCGGCCACCTTCCGGGACACATCCACCGAGCCAATCTCAGCCGAGCCGGTCGAGTTCAAGAACGTGCCGAGTCCCGAGGAACTGGCAGACAAGATCGACGACGAGGGCTACGTGCCGACTCCGCTGGAGATGCTGGCCTCGCTGACGATCCCGAAGGCGGATCGCTGATGGAACCGCCCGTGAGTTGCCCGGTGTGCGGGGCCTGGAGCTTGACGCAGGATGGCCAGTCCTCGGCCCTGCTGGCCGTGGCCGATGTCCTCTGCCTGAAGGCGCTGGAGAAGATCGGCTCCCGGTTGATTCGCAAGCCCCGGGGCCGGCACGCCGAGTTTGCCGGGCGGCCGTTGTACCTGGCCCACACGGTGTGGCAGACCGACGACGAGACGGTGGCTCTCGGGCTGAAAGGGGCCTGGGACGTGGTGCCCGCGATGCTCGACGGCCACGGCTGGCCGACGGCGGCCACCAGTCAGCAGATCGCCACCATGCTCGACGACTACGTGCACGACCTGGTCGTCACTGGGACGGCCCACAACCTCGGGGACCTGGCCTACCGGTTCACCGATTGCCTCGGGCTACCGGTCTACCTTCACGGGACGGTGACGGCATGAGTGACCGGTGCCCGGGACCGCTGGTCTGGTTCGACATCGAGCCGCGCCCGGATCGTGATGAGCTGGCCGCCGCCATTCTCGAATGCGCTGCTCCGGACTGTGACTACGTCACGATGACCGGGTCGTTCAACGAGGAAGATCACACCGACTCCCCAGTGTTGAGGAGCGGATTGTGACCGTCCCCCTGACCAGCCCCGGGTGGGCGATGAGCTCCCGCGAGCGCCTGGAACTGGAGCTGCGCCGGGTGACCCTGCGCGCGACCCGGAAGTTCCTGCGGGAGGTGCAGAGCGACGCGCTGGCGGCCCTGGAGCACGGGGGCTCCCGGCTCACCCTCGGGGAGGTACTCGGGCGCTGGGAAGCCGTGGTCCAGGCGGGCGGGGCCGAAGTGGCCAAACGGCTGAAGGTCCCCGCGAACAGCCCCCAGGTGCTGGCCACGATGGCCCGGCTCCGGAAACTGCCGATCCCCACCGAGGCGCAGGACGCGGTGAGTACCGTGCTGTTCAGCCGACGCCCGTCGAAGACGGCGCTCAAGCGGGCCCTGTCGATGCGGACCGGGGAGACGTACGAGGACGTCACCGGCAAGGTCGTCCAGGAGGGCGCCGATTGGTACGACCGGACGGTGGCCCTGGCCCGGTCGGAAGCAACGGTCGCGTTCAACAACGAGCGGCTGAAGGAGCTGGCGGACTCCGACGCGACCGAGGTCGTCTGGATCGCGCACCATGATCAACTTACTCGGCCGACGCACCTGGCCGCCGACGGCCAGACGGTCCGGATCGGCACCCCGTTCATCGTCGGAGGCTTCGCGCTGGCCTACCCCGGGGACCCGCTCGGCCCGATCCAGGAGACCGCCGGCTGCCGGTGTGTCCTGGCCGGGGCATTGCCTACGTAGTACAACTGTGTTACTGTTCTCGTATGGCAACCGCGATGTGCACCACCTGCCCCCACACCGACCCGGCAACCGCCCTCGCCCACGAGGCCACGACCGGCCACACCGTCTCCGTCTGGGACAGCCCGACATCCCAGCTTCCCCGCTTCCTCTGGCCCGCCCAGGTCGCCCGGTGAACGCCGAGAAGGAGTGCTCGGAGCCCGGGTGCGGGACGACATTCCGGAGCAACAGCAAGTGGGACGACATCCGGGCGGCCGACAAAGGCTGGTTCCTCCAGCGGACCGGGGAGACCTGGTGCCCCGAACACACCCCAGCATGGGTGGCCGACTGGCGGGCGAAGGTGGCCGCTCGGAAGGCCGAGAAGGACGCCAACGCCTGACTTCGCCAACGACGAAGGCCCCCGATCCACTGCGGATCGGGGGCCTTCGTCGTGCTCACCGGATGCGGACCCCGGTGGCCAGCTTGCACGGGTCGCAGATCGCCGGGGGTGATCCCCGCTTGCCTTTCACCACGAAGACCTTCCCGCACACGTCGCAGGTGGACGTCCGCTCCGGCGTCTCGTTCATGCGTGAACTCCGATCTGGAGGCCGATGGCCAGGAGAGATGCTGCCCCGCAGAAGTACCGATCGGGGGTGCGCCAGGACGAGGCCCCGTTCTTCCGGCCGCTCTTGAGCCCGAGGCCGACGTGCCAGCCCCACGGCAGGACCGGGACGCCCCGGGGGATGTCGTAGCCGCCCTTGCCGAAGACGAAGTCTCCGACGATGTGACTCGACCACCCGGTGATCAGCGCCCAGGCCACCCAGCCGATGTCACCCTGGTCGGCCCCGGTCAGCAGGTAGGCGCAGATCGCCGGCCACCCCCACCAGTGGGTGATCCGGCGGTGACCGGCCACCCGGTTGTCCCAGCGGGTCAGCGGGAGCCCGGCGACCGTCTCCCGCCAGTTGCGGGTGTTGTCGACGTCCGGGGAAGTGGGGCCGGCGCTGACGGCGGCGGCGAGCCCCGCCCCGGCCGCCGCCACCCAGAGCGGCTGACCGGAGACGGCGACGACCCCGGTCCACGCCGCGACGGCGAACACCCGGTGCGGGTTACCGTCCATCAGCTTGGAGCCTTTTCGCCAGAGCCTCGTAACGGGCAGCCTGTTCCTCTGGGGTCTCCTTCACCTCGTCGATCAGGGCAATTGCGAGAAACCGGGTCTCCTCTCGTGACAACCGCAACGGTGGACCCTCAGGGATTCCCAGGCGAAGACTCTGGATCATCACGCCCCCGGAATCGAGACGCTGGACGAGTAGTTCGATTCCGTCGACCACCAGGATCGTGGTCACGACAGCGCCCAGTTGGTCAGGGCCGCGCAGACGAGGGCGACCGCGCCAATCCCGATGGCCAAGAGCAGGGACCAGACCAACGTCCGGACCCGCTGGGACTCGAAGAACCGGTGCGGGACGTCGTCCGAGACCACGAGGACGAGCGCGATCCCGGCCAGGAACACGAGCGGGATCAGCGGAAGGATCAGCAGGGACCAGTTCACGAGGTGACCTTCTTCCAGGTGTCGCCGTCGACCGAGACGTCCCCGGCCGTCTTCAGGGCCCCGAGGTTGATCGAGATGTTCCGCCGGGACCGGCCGCGCTGGCCGGCACCCTTCTCGGTCAGCTCGCTCAGGGTGAGCCCGGCCCGGTTGATGCTCAAGAGCTTCAGCAACCACGCCTGGACGCCTCCGGCCTCCTCCTCGGTCTGCTCCGGGGCGTCGGCGTCCTCGTCACCCAGCTGCTCGGCCACCGTCGGGGTGTAGACCAGCGGGTCGTACTCCTCAGCGTTGCGCCGGGCGTACGCCGCCCCGGCC